GTCTTGCTGTATCGACATCTACTATTCGTTTATGGGTTAATAAAAAAGCTATACCAAGGGATACTTACATAAAAGTAGGTCAGACATATAGATTTTATGTAGATGGTGTAGAGGACGCATTGTTAACGGAAAAAAACGTAGCCACCAAAGACAGCACACATGATGTTGAATTTGTTGATCTAGATGATGATTTTTGAAAACAAAGGAATTAATCGCCGCATAAGTTTAAGTGGTGGGGAGTTTCATAAATTTATAGATGGTGAGAAAGTAGGCACAAATAAAAAAGGTACCTTCAATGCAGTTATTATAAACGCTGCACCACTATCTCGTACATACTACTCAGGTACATACGACCCACAAGCCCCTACGTCGCCTAAATGTTGGTCTGCGGATACTACTACTCCTGCCCCAGAAGTACGGCAAGAAAATCGACAAGCTACTCGTTGTATAGATTGCCAACAAAATATTAAAGGTTCAGGGCAAGGGCAAGGGCGTGCGTGCCGATTCGCGCAACGTATTGCAGTGGTATTAGAAGGAAACTTAGATGAAGTTTATCAAATACAATTACCTGCTACGTCGTTGTTTGGTAGAACAACAGAAGGTAAGATGCCTATGCAAGCTTACGCACAATACTTAAATTCTCACAGTAGAATTGCTATATCTGTGATGACTAAATTCACTTTTGATAAAAAAAGTGCAATGCCGAAACTATTTTTTAAGGCAGTACGCCCCCTTGAAGAAGGAGAATTGAAAAAAGTAGTTGAAATGAAAGATGATTCTGATACTTTAAAAGCCATATCACTATCAACGCCCATTAAGGGCACAATCTTTGCGGAAGTAGAGGGCTTTGTCTATGACTCCGCAAATGCAAACGAAGGAGACTTAAATGTCTGAGCAATACCTAATTAAGCAAACCACCGCCTTGTATCCTAGAATAGATAAAACATACAGGTATGACAGCACGGAACAACGTTCTGTTTCATGTGGATCACTAGATGACGGAGCTGAATACTCCTTATCATTTATTATGGATGCGGCAAACGCAAAAGAGTTGTGGACGTATATGAAAACAACTTATAACAAAGAAAAGAAAAAGGGTTGGCCTGAGATAAAAAACCCATTTAAGAAAACAGAGGATGGGATGTTTACACACAAGGCTAATTTAAAAGGCGCATACAATGGTGACAAGACTAACAAACCTGCGCAGTATGATGCCAAGACCAATAAACTACCTGATGAATTTCAGCTTACTTCCAACAGCATTATAAATGTTGCAGTAAAAGGCATTCCTTATAGTGGTTCTATGGGTGCAGGTTGTTCTCTTAGACTACAAGCGGTGCAGGTTTTAAAACTTGCAGAACGTAAACAAGCATCACCTTTCGGTTCGGAAGAAGGGTATAACTCAAAAGAAGATAACCCGTTTGCAGTAGTTGAAACTGATGAGGTTGTAGATGAGGTTGTTGAGGAGCCTAAAAAAGTTGTCAAGAAAACGACTCCTCCCCCGAAAGCAAGTGAAGACATAGCGTCAATCATTGATGACTGGGATGACTAGCACTACTCGTTATTAAATAATTTGAGGTTACACCACGGCGCTGTATAGGAATGCGTCGCCGTGGTGATTTAATTAACGAGAAAGAAAGAAATGGAACATAAATTTTTAAATAGGGCGTTAAGTAGTGAGGGACACTATTGCGTCGTGGGTATAAAACCTGATAGTAAGATAACACAAAAGTTTTACGAGAACTTTACTGACGTTATATCCTCTGCTTCTAAACTTGATAAAGATGGATACAATGTTTACTATGGATTAGCTACGTTTAAAGAAGCTGGATCTCGTAAAGTAGATAACATAAAAAGTTTACAGTCATTCTTTTTAGATCTTGATTGTGGTCCTACCAAAGATTTCGTTGATAAGTCAGCAGCAATCAAGGCGTTAAAACGTTTCTGTATGACGCACAAACTTCCAAGACCTACTATGATTGATTCGGGGCGTGGTGTTCATGCGTATTGGTTTTTAAAAGAATCTATATGTTATGATGTTTGGTTGCCTGTAGCGGAACGATTAAAGCGGTTGTGTGCTGAGAGCAATTTCCCTGCCGACCCTGCGGTGACGGCTGATGGGGCGCGTATACTTAGAATACCTAACACACACAACTATAAGACAGACCCCCCTACACAAGTACAACTCTTTGGGGTAGATGAAAACTTTACTCCTATAGAGTTTGACTCTTTTTCAAATCGGCTTGGTAGTAATATTGTAGGGATACCAGTTACTACAAGGTACACACCACAAGAACTAAGCAACACTATGCAAAACCTTATGGGCAATCAGGAAAGTATATTTAAAGATATTCTTATTAAAACTCGTAGCGGATCTGGATGTGCCCAACTTGGATACATAATAAACAACCAAGACACTATGAGTGAACCTATGTGGAGAGCAGGGCTATCTATAGCAAAATTTTGCAGTGATAGTGAAAAAGCAATACACAAGATATCTCACAAACATCCTGACTATATATTACGTGATGCGGCACAAAAAACTGACTTGATCAAAGGCCCATATACATGCGTTAAGTTTGATGAGTTTAGACCTGATGTATGTACACAATGCCCTAATTGGGGTAAGATTAAATCTCCTATAACTCTTGGTAGGAAGTTAAGAGAAGCTGAAATAGATGTAGAAGGCAACTATGTTGAGGAAGAAATAGTTGAAGCCGCCGCACTTACTTTACCGAATACACCACTAAGTAAATACACTATACCTAAATATCCTAGCCCGTACGTAAGAGGGGCTAATGGTGGTGTGTATATTAAAACTCGTAATGACGATGGAGAACTCGAAGAAGAGTGCATATATCAAAACGATTTATATGTTGTCAAAAGAGTTAGAGACGCAGAATTAGGAGAGGCTGCTGTAATGAGGTTGCATTTACCGATGGACGGAGTGCGAGAATTTACCATCCCCGTGAGCGCGATTACGTCAAAAGAAGAATTTCGTAAAGCGTTATCGGTGGAAGGTGTAGCAGTAACAAAAATGGATAAACTTATGACATATACAACACACTGGGTTAACGAACTACAAACAGTGCAAAAAGCTGCCGAAGCTTATAGAAACTTTGGATGGACCAATGATAAACTGGAGGCTTTTATATTAGGCAACCAAAAAATCACTGCTGACGCTATTGAATTTAATCCCCCCTCAAACGCAACGGTAGGCATGTTCCCCTCTTTTGAACCTAAAGGAACTATGGAGAAATGGCGAGAAACTATAAATTTTTGGAATGGGGGTAAATTTGTAGTACAACAGTTTGCACTCGGTATGGGGTTTGGTACGGCACTGATGGAGCTTATGAATATAAATTGTGGTACTGTATCGTTTTACCATAAAGAATCTGGTACTGGTAAAAGTGCGCTTCAATGGGCGCAGGTAGGTATATGGGGAGATCCCGAGTCATTAATATTAGGGGTTGACGACACACAGAACTTTAGAATGAATCGTTCTGAGGTGTATCATAGTTTACCTGTAGCTATTGATGAGGTAACAAATATGAGTCCTTATCACTTATCTGAGCTCGTGTATCAAAATACAAGTGGACAACAAAAGGGCCGTATGTCCTCAAGTTCTAATGTAGAAAGGAAACGTACTGGCAACAGGTGGAGTTTATTATGCTCCATCACATCAAATACGAGTATAGTAGAACGTATAAGTATGGCTAAAGCTATGCCGAAAGCGGAGGCACAAAGAGTTTTAGAATGCCGAGTTGAACGTATCTTTGATGAATTTAAAGACAAAGAAACCACTGACGCATTTGAAGCAGGGATAAAGGGGAACTACGGACATGCAGGACCAGCCTTTGTACAATATGTCATGAAAAATCTAGATGCCTGTCGTAAATTACTTGATGATGTACATAAACGAGTTGACACGCGTGGGGAATTAACTGCCGAAAATAGATTTTGGTCCGCTACAATAGCCGCAACTATAACAGGATTAATTCTTTCTAAAAGAGCAGGGTTGCATGATTATGACGTGAGAAAAGTACTTGATTGGTCTATAGATGATTTGTTAGTACAAAACAAAAAATCGTCCGTAGATATGCACGGTAGTGTATTTGAAACCATGAACGATTTCTTTGCCGAACACATTAGTTACATATTACAGATAAAAAGTACTATGGATAATCGAGCGCAACAAGGTAACGGACTTGATCAGTTAGTAATTCCAGAGCAAATAGCACGTGGTAAGTTGGTAGCGCGTTACGAGACAGACACAAAGCTATTCTATCTAAAACCAAAACCTCTTAGACAGTGGTGTGGAGAATTACAAATTAACTATTCACATTTAGTTGGTGAGATAATGGAACATTGCGAGGGTAAATATAAAAAGGTACGTTTAACTAAAGGTACTAACTTACAGCTACCACCGTCAAATGTAATTGTGATGAAATTTGATATAAAAGCGGATGAGAATGACGAAGAACATACTTAACACACAAGATTTAAACCCTGACGGCGTACATATCATAGTTAATTGGGATAAAATGGTGGTAGGAGCGTCTGTTTTTATACCGTGCATCAACACAGAAGAAGCTGTAAAGCAGTTAACACGTGTAGCATCAGATAAAAAATGGGAAATTAAACCTAAGATACAAATAGAAAATAATAATTTAGGGCTTCGAGTTTGGAGAACCTTATGATACAATGTTTGCGGTTGGTGTTTTTTCCCTCATTAACGTCAACCGTTCTCCGTGCCCCCCTTCTGCGAGGTCTTTCTCTTTCTCCCTCAAAGTTGGGGGGACTTTTATCCCCTACTCATTTCTACCAAACATATTTATGGAACGGCGTTCTATTTCATCTGCAACCTGACTGTTTATTAATATACCATTAACCATCTTTCTTCTTGTTTTTAATGAAGATGATTGAGAATCGTCTAATGTGTTTTGAGTAATTTCTGCAGGACCGGGATGATCTTTATTAAACTCTAATATATCAGGCCATATTTCCGCTTGTAACCTTGTATCACCCATATAAATAGCCAAGTTCATTTTTGCAAGAATATCAGAACGTCTAGTAATTACGGCAGTCTCTACTCGTTTTTTATACATATTTTTCTCTTGTATAAGAGCATACTCTGCAGGGGCAAATCCCATAAACTGAGCAATATAC